TCTGGGCACTCTGGGCCCCTGCTACCGCCGTGAAGGCCTGGGCGGTGTCAACCTCGGTGGCTTGCCCGATGGTGACGGTGGCCGATCCAGGCTCGGGCGTGACGGTCTGGGCGGTGTCAACCTCGGCGGCCTGACCCAGAAGCCCGCTCTGCCCCCCTGCTACCGCCGTGACACCTTGAGCGGTATCGACCTCGGCGGCTTGACCGATGGTGACGGTGGCCGACCCAGGCACGGGCGTGACGGCCTGGGCGGTGTCGGTCTCGGTGGCCTGGCCCAGAAGCCCGCTCTGCCCCCCTGCTACCGCCGTGACACCTTGAGCGGTGTCGACCTCAGCGGCTTGGCCAATGGCCACGGTGGCCGACCCAGGCACGGGCGTGACGGCCTGGGCGGTGTCGATCTCCGTGGCCTGGCCAATGGCCATGGTGGCTGACCCAGGTGCGGGCGTGACACCTTGAGCGGTGTCGACCTCGGCGGCCTGGCCAAAGGTGACGGTGCCGCCACTGCCAGCGTCAGGGGCGATAGCGAACTGCACCGACGCCTGACCGTCCTGGGAGCTGGTGTCCCACGTCAGGTCGCCGGACGCCCCGGCAGTCGCCAATTCCCTGGTCAGCCAAGCGCCAGACCAGCCGTTGGTGTTGCCGGTGTTCTCCTCCAATTTCTGGTTGCTCGGAACCGTTGACGGCCACCCGGTGCCCGAGACACTGAACGTGGCGTCAGCACCATCGAACGACATGTGCGAAAACACGAGGCAGTCGTCGACCGTGGTCGTGATCGACGGTGACGCCAGGGATGTGGTGAAACTGTTGATAGCCCCCGTGCCGACCAAATGAATCGGTGTCGTACCGTCGGCACCAGAGATCCGCAGATACCAGAGGCCCCCGTAGTCGGCCCCGGTCAGAATCGTGACGGTTTCCGACGCCCCCTCGGTGCCGTCCGCAATCCGCCAGTACATGGCGATCTTGGTGTCCGACGCATCGTCGCCAACCTCATAGGCCTTCGTCCACCCGGTCAAGGTGTCGAAGGTGGTCGATGCGGTGTTGTCCTCATTTCCCGCCAGGATCACCAGTGTCTCACCGATGGTGACACCAGACGGCTTGCTCACCGTCATGGACTCTTCGGTGATGGCGCTGCTATAGGTGCTGATCGCCTCTACTACTGGAACGGCCATAGTGTTCCGTTCCTTGGGTTGCTATGAAGCCCGGATGTAGCCCGTGGCCGCCGGCTGGGCGGTGACGTCCCCGCCGTTGGTCGTGATGACAAAATCATGGTGGCTCATTGGCACGATGTTGGCATCGGTGCCAGTGGCTGAATCGGAGTCGTAGGCCACACCAAGCTTCACGAGGCTGTTATTGGTGGCCCCACCGGCCGCCGCCCAAGTCTGGTCAGCGAAATCGGCTTCACGGCGGTTGTTGGTGTCATCGACCACTGACGGGGTGATGTCGGTGTCATCCAAGATGATACGGGCATAGTTGGTGAAGGTTGCTTCGGTGTTGCCGGCCGCCCCGATGAGCGCCCCCAGGTCGTCGTAGTCATCCAGCGTGGCGTCAGCCTCGGCCACCTGGAGAAGGTAAATCACCAGGACGGCATTTGCTGGATCGTTGCTATCGACTCGATCGTGGTACTCGTTGATCTTGCCCTTGGAGATGTTGTGAACGCCATCAGCCATCAGACTGCCACCTTTTCATTGAAACCCGTAGGCTCGCCGTCGACCGGCTCCAGGTCGTCGAGATAGGCCAGCCGGATCTCGTTGTCTCGATCCTCTTTCAGTGATGGGCCGATGAGGCCGACCTTGGGTCGACGGTCTCGGCCCATCGGGGTTTTCGTCACGTCCTTGGGCACCAAGGCGGCACCTACCCAACCCGTCCGTCGGTCTCGGTAGGTGCCGCCATCAGTAACGGTTCCCATCTGCGTGACGGCTTGCACCGTCTCTTCTGCTGTCCTTGGCTGCATCGAGAGTCCCCTTGGGTCTGGTCTAGATCTTCTGGGGCTGAGTCTATCACTCTGCGTGGAGCTGGCTGTCACGCTACGTGACCTCCATTGACTCAAGGTCATGTGGCCCACCATCATCGGTGCCACGGCAGTCGACCAGCAGGCCGCCCTTGCCCCAGACCGCTGAACCGCATTCAGGGCACACGTACTTGGTTCGCTTGCCGCTCTTGCCCTTGGCCTTCTTGGCCCTGGCTGGAGCCAGCTTGCCCATCGGGCTTTTCGGGTCGATGCCCGCCATCAGGAATCCTTCGACGTCCACCCAGACCGACTGGAACTTGCCGGACTCGATCAGCTTCGTGGCCTCGACCTCGAAGGGTCCGCCCTTGATGATGTAGTGGCTCACCTTCTGGCCAGTTTCCTTGCCGCCAGGCTCGGCCGTGCTGGATGGGTGGAGCCCGATCTCATGCATCTTGGCCCCCCATTCCTGATTGTGATAGGCGTTCCGGCTGGGGGAGCCGTGCTCCTGTTGCCAGAGATGGCACATCTCGTGGGCCAGGGTCGACAGGATCTCGATGGCTGACCGCTCCAGGAACTGCCTCGGGTCCAGAGCAATCTCATGGGTCGTGGTCACGGTCTGGATGTTGGCGAATCGATCGGGGCTGAAGTAGCCCCTGGCCTTGCCGAATGTCCGAAGGGTGATCATGCAGGGCGGCAGCTCGTTGTTGAAGAGCTGACGGTTCAGCCGGTCATAGGCCAGCTGAAATGCCGAGTAGGTGTCACCGGTCGGTGTGCCCTTGCCTGAGACCGCTCGGCCCCTGGTCTCGTTGTAGGTTCTGCCGGTCTCGGTCTTGGCCTTCGCCATCCGTGCCTGATACTCGGCCTTGTAGTCTCTCTTGCGCTTGTTCTGGGTCATACCCTTACTGTAGTGTGCATTACAAGAGAGGGCAACTTCAGTCAGTCGCCAGGTTGAGGCACGTGGTCCGGGGGTATGTCCTTGGGCGGCTCGGTCGGCCGAGTCGGCGGCGGAGCTGGTGACAACGGCCTCGGCTTCGGGGTCTTGTCATCCCCCATTGGCCAAGGCCTCTCTGGCCGACTGGCTTGGGTTGTTCTCCCGCTTGAGATAGACCAGCATCGGGCCAAGGACGGCACCGACCAGAACCAGCCATTCAGGCAGGGCCACCCCCTGATCGATAGATGCCGTGGTCATGACCACGATCAAGGTTGCCGTGCTGACCGCTGTTGATGCCCACCACTTGGATGACGGCCATTGGATCTTCATTTCAGTGCCTCCATTCTCGGTCGTCGAGCTTGGGAAGCTTCCCCCGGCTAACCAACGATCGACATTCGTCGAATATGTGGATTGAGAGTTGCCCATCTGCTGCCACCTTCACCTGAGCCTGATCCCCGTCGATCGCCACCACCTGCCCCTGAGCGCCAGCCTCACCGAAGAAGCCGATGTCACCGATCAAAACCAGCTCACCGGTTACCGTCCACTGGCAGTGATCCCAGGCCATGGCATGATTTTGGAGCTGTGCCTCCAGGAGCCCGATCTGCCGATTGGCTCGGGCTAACGGATCTTCATTCATGCCGACATCTCCTTGTTCCTGAGTATTCGCTCCACGTTCTCGATGCGTACCGAATTGGCTTGCTGTTTGGCGTCATGCAACCTCAAACGCTCATCGAGCGCATTCACCTGCTGCATGATTATCGATAGCATCTGTCGAATCGTGCGATGATCTTCACTGTTGCCGTTGGGCCGCCCAAGCCGATCCTCTAGCCGTCCCGCCTTTTTCGACGCCTGCCACGCCCACCAGGCAGCAGGCACTCCAGCCCCAATCATGGATGCCAAGATCTCGGGGTCAATGTTGATCATGAAGAGGGGAAGGGCTGGAAAGCCCCAGGGTTCGGCGGATCAGGAATGGGCCTCTGGCTGATATCTGCATCGATGGCCAATTCTAGATCAGCTATCGACACACCGCTCCCCACCAGAGCTGAATCTGGGTCAAGGTCGAAGGCCGAGCCTCGGCCGTAATCCTCCCACTGGGCGATACCGGCGGCCCCGATGGCCGGCACAGGGGCGATGAAGTCGGATGCGGCGGCATCGACCTCACCCGTTGCAGGGCTCCCATTGTCCACGATGTTGTTTCGGAGGTCGAAGTCGATCGTTCCTGGGAAGGCCCCAACGAGCGGATTACCGTAGCCTGCGTTCTCGAATGAGTCGTCACTCCAGGCGGTGTGGTTGACCACCCAAGTCGGGTCGTTGCGATAGTAGGCCAGGGCCTCGGTGTCGTTGGTGCCGTGCTCGTTGCGGGCTCGCCAGGTAGCGTGGCTGCCGGTCTGAGGGTGAGCCCAGAGAACATTGTTGGCAGCACGGATGCCGCTCAGTCCTAGATAGCCCATGATGTTGGGCGAGCTGCCATCGGTGTTGGTGACGTTCGAATCGGAAACCCTGTTGCCCTCCACGTAGATCTCGGGGTCGAAGTCCCAGGCCGTTGGTCGTAGGTCAATCGATGAGGCCACGTACAGCATCGACAACGGCGCCCCGAAAATGGCGTGGCCGATATAGAGATCGTTGTCGGTGATCCAGCCTCGAAAACAACCAGGTTTCAGGTCTACTCCGTCTGAGGTCCAGTCGGTTCCATCGTTGCCTCTGATCCAGAAGTCCCGAGCGTAAGAGACCCAGCCAGGAGAGCCGCCACGACCAACGTATAGAGCTTCACCGAACTGGCCGGCTATCTGGCCCACCCCGTTGATCGTGTTGGATTCGTAAACGAACCATTCGGAAAAGCCCCACTCGTTGCCCGCCCCTGCGGGCGGTGTCCCGCCCGATGTTGCGATCGGCTGGAACCAGCCCGAAGCGCTCATGCCTGCGTGGCCAGTGGCCTGAACATTGTCGTAAGCCACGTATGCAGGGAAACCCTGCTCACCGCCCCAATTCTGGCAGCGAATACCGAACTGGCCTTCTCTCACATTGAAACCGACCGCCCAAACGTGTCGACAATTGTCGATGCCGAGCACGGGCACGTTGCTGCTCTGGTTGTTGTCGTCAATGACCACACCATCGGCACACGTGACGATCATGGGAAGCCCAGGCTGCCCGCCGCTGGGGCTCGACGTCAGCGTCGCCCCAGCCAGCCCGTAGAGGTCGCCACGGGCCAGCAGAGAGCCGCCAGGGTCGAAGCTGGCAGTGCATCGAGTGAGATCGCCAGGGGTCATCGCCGCCATGGCCGTCGCCCATGTGGCGGCGCTCGTAACGTTGCGGGTCGTGCCGCCCGTACTAGCCACCCAGGCGTCAAGGATGGCGTCGAGCTGGGCTCGGGTGATCTCTTCCGTGCCCTCATAGCCCAGGGCGGCCAGGACGTGAGCTGGTGAGCCTGGAGTGGCCAGGGTAGGCCCCCTGCGGAAGGTCACGGTATGAGTGGCAGGAGGGCCAACAACATTACCGGTCAGCCATGGTGCCGCTGGAGTCGTGTTGAATTCGAACCGATGACTGAATGCTCGGATGGTTTCCCGGTAGCCCTGAACGATCTGATCCACGGTGGCCTTGACCTCGGCCAAGTTGTTGGTCACCGTGATTCGGTCGCCCAGCGATGAGTCGAGCACGCTGGCCACCAGCGCGGCATTCGCTTCGGCCCCTGGTGTCTCCAAGGCGAAAGCCAGCCGGGAGACTCGTGGCTCATCGACAGTACTCAAGGTCAGGCGGGACTCGGCCAGCGCCTTGAGTCGACTGTCCTGGCCATTGATACTGAATTGTCGGGCGTACCGCCCAGCCCCGACAGGGGGCTCTGATACGCTCAGCGCCGAACCGTCATCGAGTACCGCCCTGAAAGTCGTTCCGTTCCAGTTCTCCACCTCCACGTCATTGGCAAAATTAGGATCATCCCGATCGATCTCCAGGGACGTGGCCAGCTCCTTGGCCGACGCATCGATACCGATGACCGTGGTCTGGTCGATCATCGACGTTCGGGTCCGGTAGCCGACCGCCACGCTCTCCTTGGCCTCATGTAGTATCCCGAGATCCGTGGCAGCACACTCTTCCAGAAGGGCCATCAGAGTATTGGCCCGCTGGGCTCCCATCCGCTCGGTGTCGGCCGGATCGCCCTCGATACGAAACGCCAGGCCCTCTTCCAGGCATAACCTCATGATGCGAAGGCCTGCCCGCTCGCCGTCGAAGGCGTTCACCTCATTGGCCAGCTGGGACAACGGAGTGAGAGCCGAGTGAACAACAACGTGACCGATGGCGAAGTCATCCGCATTGGAATCCTTGTTCCACTTCAATTGCGTGACCGCGCCGGCCGAGCCGCCCACGGCATTGGTGTCATAGATTCCACCGACCAAGCCCGTGCCAGGGTCTTGGGCGTCGAGAATCAGATTGACGTTCGATCCGTTCTGTTGAATGGAGAGGGTCATTCGCCAGTTCTTGCCCGTGGCGAAGAACGACGTCCAGGCCGAATCGTAGATCTGCGTGACACCCCGATACCCCAGGACCCTGAGCTGCCCGCCCGTACTGTCCCTCCACTGGATTCGCCACTCGATATCAGTGGTCTTGACGACCAGATAAGTTACGTCGGTCCCCGTGGCGTTGCTCGGGATCGACTGGAGCCACCGCACCTGCCAGGCACTCGTTGGAGTGTAGGCATCCACGTTGGCAGTCCAGATGGAATCGCCAGGAGTCGGCAGAGCCTCGGATGCGACAAAGGCACGGCTGGTAGCCGCATTGGGGAAACCGTTAGTGATGGTGATTCCGTTCGTGCCGACGGCTGGGCCGAACGTCGAGACGGTCTCGCCCTCCTCCTCCATGGGCCAGTACTGGACAACGTTGGTGGCTGATCTGAGGATCGCTCGACGGATGGGAGAGTCCAGCCGCTTGGCTCCCTGTCGAAGGCGTCGGAAAAGCCCCTGGGCCTCTACGGCCGTCAAGATCTGCGTGGCGGACAGGTTCCATCGAACAGGAATCGATGACAGTTCACCGTGGAACCTCCAATTCATTTTGGTGATTCGTGCATCGACCCCGATCGTCCAGGGCAGGCCATCGGTACCAGTGAACGAAGTAGCCCCAACGGCCTGGGCTGTGAAGTCGACATCGGCCACCTTGGTCCCGCCGATGCCGTCCAACATCTCGAATTCATCGATGCGGCCAGGGAAGGGAATATGGGTCACGTCGGCGGGATTGCCGCCCACCCTGACTGGCGCATCGTTGGTCACGATATTGGTGGTGCCGGCTCTCGTGATCGTCGATCCCACCTGAGACCAGGAACCACCCACAGCATCCGATGTGAAGTAGTCGACGTCATGCCCGCCCGCCCCGTTGTCGACGTCGAGCGTGACCCTGAGGGCGAACGCCCGATACATGAAGTCCAGGGGGATGGCCGAGCCCGTAGCTTCGCTGGTCTCGTTGCGGCGGCCGGTCGAGCTGTACCAAACAAAATTCGAGACAACGGCACCCAGGGCTCCGTACAGCTCCCACTCCCAGCCGTTGCCCCCCGAATTCTTGTGAGCCAGGCGGACCTTGCTCCCACCGTCCACAATATCAACGAGGTCCTTGAAGAGCCGCCCACCGATCCTGAGGTCAATGTCACCTGAGATATCCAACGCCCCGTCACTGCTCGTATCCTCGACGGCACGATAGGCGAAGGTCATCGAACGGTGGTTCTCGACGTCGGTCAGGGTGAAGGCCCCAGGGTTCTCGGTGGCCGCCGTGGTCGTGCGATGAGCGCTGGCGATCTGAACGGCTGCCGTCAGATTCCCGTCGGCCATACTGGTATAGCTGGACGGGTAGGCACTGACAGACTCGCCGGCCGAACCATAGAACGCCACGGCATACCAGCGGTGTTGGTCGGCCCCCCAGGGCACGGTCAGGCTCGGCGGGTTGGGCGAGCCGTCGTAGGCGGTGACCGCATCAATGGAGAAATCCCAGGCCACTCCACGGCCGCCCTCGCGGGCGCCTGAAGTCCGAATCACCTGCCAACTGGAACGGACGGCCACGGCCGTCGAGAACTCCACCACTGACCCCTGGAGTGTCGTCGCCTCACCGGCCGTCAGCGGGCCACGTTCGTAAACCAGGATGCCGTTCCATGGGCTGTAGAGGCCACCTGATGTGACCAGCTCCCAGCCGTCCATATCAGTGACGCCCCCACCCTGATCGGTCGGGGTGATCGAATCGTGGCCGGCGCTGACCAGAGCCAGCAGACGGTCACCGCCGGCCAGACTGGCCGGCATCGAGAACTGGTGAAGGGTCACATACGAGGTCTCGGCGTCCTGGGTGACACTGACGAACGAAGGGGCCGTCGGGGTTCCGCCTCCAGCGCCAGGAATGTCAGGGGTCGAAGCGGCATTACCGCCCATGGCCTCCAGGTAGGGCAGACCGTATGCCTTGCCGACCCGGCAGGGAATGTTTCGTTTGAACTGGCCGAAGTAGGGCCCCGTCGGGTTATCTGGCGACCAGCGTCCATCATCGTTGTCGAGCGTGAACGTAGCCCGAGATGAGTCCACCCGAGACGACCAGTTGGGCCGCCCCCGAGTGATCACAACGCCTGGCCCTTCCATGACGCCCTCACCGGTATTGATGGCGTCCACCCACTCGCCGTCTATGAAAAGGCCGACCTCGAGGTCTGATGGGAAGGTCATCCTTCCTGCCCCAGCATGTCCTCCACTGAGCCGCCCCCGTTGGCGATGGCCTTACGCATCAGCTCAACAATCAGATCGTCCATTGCCGAGCCGGCCGAGTCGATGACGATACGAACCGTTCCAGCTCCGCCGCCCATCATCGACTTGAGCTTGCTCAGTGGTGCGATGACCTCAGGGTCTACGGCGGCGTTCGGGTTGTCGCCGGCCTGGAGCAAGGTCGGGCCGAACGCCAGGCCACCCTTGGCCAGCCTCGGGATGGTGAAGCTGATACCACCGAATCCAGCAAATCCAGGAATACTGATGCCCTTCCCACCGATGGTGTTGTTCCAGGCGCTGCGAATGCCGTTGAGCGCCCCTCGGATTGGGGCCGTAATGGCCGTGCCGACACCCTGGAAGATAGAGCTGACGGTGCTCTTGAATCGTCGGAATCCTCCCAGGATCAAATTGATCTGAGTACTGATCAGCGTCCCGATGATTCGGAAGGTCGTCGAGACGGTTGCCTTGATGCCGTTCCAGACGGCTGAGGTCACCGCCTTGATGACGTTCCAGCCTGCCGAGATGATGGCCTTGGCCAGCTCGATTCGGGATCTGATGGTGTTGATCACGGCCGTGACGACTGCCATCACGGTCGCCTTGATGGCGTTCCAGACGGCCGCCGTTATCTGTCGCACGTACTCCCACCCAGCCAGGATTACTGCCTTGATGGTGTCCCAATTCTTGATGATGACGATCACCAGGGCGACCACGATGGCCACCACGATGATGACAGGGGCGAACGCCAGGAGCCATGAGGCCGCCACCACGGCAGCGTTGGCCACCGAAGCTGCCGCCATTGCTATCCAGGAACCGATGGCCGAAATGCTGGCAGTGACCGAACTGAGCGCCATCGAAGCATGGGTGGCGATCCACGTCCCACCCGACTGGATGATGGGAACCACAAGGTTCTCCACGCCAGAGGCCAGGTCTCCGACACCAGCCCCCAGGGTGAAAAGGCCGCCGGCGACATCACCCGCCATGAGCTGCGACCAGCCGCCCATGGTGTCCTGCACGCCCGTGATGGTGTCCCGGAAACCCATGGCCCGAGTGTCCAGAGCCCCAGCGCTCTCACCCACACTATTGAGACCGTCGCCGGCCCGCCGGCTGGCATCATCGACACCATCGAGACTGTCGGCGGCCTTGTCGGCAACCTTGTCTAGGCCAACGTCCTTGCCGTCGAACGTGACAGTGATCTTGCGTTCACCCGCCATTCATGTCCCTCAGGATTCGCTCTAGCATTTCATCCCACATCTCCTTAATCTTGGTGGAGTTACGTCGGATGGCCGGCCAAAAGAAATAGCCTTGGGTCCCTCGGTGCGATCGGAATTGCTGCGTGGTCGACCTACCCCGCCCACCGAACTCCGTACCCAGGGCCATATTGCCTGCCGCCTGTTTGCGGCCACCACCGCCCAGGCTGACACTGTTCTTTTGGGCCTTGATGGTTTTGGCCACCTTCTGCTCAGCCCTGGTGCTGGCCGCCGCCTGGGTCTCGTTGGCAACAAACCTGGCCACGGCTCTGACCTCATCATCGGCGGCGGCCTTGATGTCCTTGGGGAGCCGACGGAATCGTTTTTGGGTGTCGGCCAGGCCCTCGACGTAGAGCGAACTTCTAGGCACCTTTGATCCGTTCTGCTTGTTCTTGTAGCTCCAGTTCAAAAGTTGCCATGATGTCCCAATCGATCGGAAGGCCCCAGTCAGCTGGCCCGGTCTGCGTGGCGATGGCCAGTCGGACCAGCCTCCTTACCTCGGAGCCGGCTGGGTAGGGTTTATGGGGGAACCGTCCTTGGTCGTGATGTCGAGATCTTCCACCGTCTCCACGAAAACCTCGAAATCGTTCGTGAAGTTCTTGCGTTGGGCGGCTCTCCAAATCATCCAGAGCATGTGCTCCAGTTTCGCCCCGCCGCCCTCCAAGTCACTGGCCCTGATGCCGTACTGGCGTTCGGCTGACACGATGTCACCAGGCATCAGTTTCAGGTCCCTATACTCCGTGCCGTCAACCGTAGTCACATGAAATAGGGACTTACGAAGGTCCACGGGTGGGACCTTCTGCTCGAACTGGTCGGCCTCTTCGTTGCTCTGGGTATCTGTCATGCCGTCTAGCTTACGGCACGGGCCACGGCCCCCGTGATAGGCCAGGTCAGCGACTGCTCAGCCAGGTCACCCACCTTGCCGGCCAGAGGCGACATCTTGAGGACAACAACCGATCCAGAGTATTGGGGGTTCGTGGCCGAGATGGCACCGTCATCGGCACGGGCCGTGAAGGTGATCGGGACGCCCCCGGTGAACCATCCCCACAGCTGATCATCGACCGTGGATGCATTGAACTCGGTATTGAATACCAGTTTGATCTCAGCACCCTTCAAGCCAGGCTTGCGGGTTTTCCAGCCGTCGGGGCCGAAGGCTGTCGAATCGACGTCATCGGCCTCAACGTCCAGGGTGACCTCTTTTATGAAAGTGGTCATGTCGACGCTATCCAGAGTGATGGTCGGGCTGATCAGGACAATTGGGTCTGCCATGTTCTCTCCTTAGGTTGATCCGACGGCAACAGCAAATCGTGCTGTCGGGGCCGTGCCGGTCAGCGTCCAGCTGGCCCGATATCGGTCGTCTGGTGTGATAGGTCCGGCCACGGTCGTCAACGCTGCCGTGGGCACTCCGACCGGCCCCAGACTGGCCACGGCCGTCGAGGTGGTGAAGCCGGCATTGTCGTCTCGTTCCACGTCCACCGTCAGCTGTGGCGACGTCCCCCCGAGCGAGAGGACATGAATGGAGACATACAGTTTTCTGCCCTCAGGGATCGTGCCCAGGATGAAGGTCGAACCCGTGCCGCTGGTCGTCTCGACGGTTGTCACCGGATGAATGAGCGCCCCCCGAGCGGCGGCACCGTCACCCAGAGCCTTGGCCGAGTAGGGCGTGATCTCACCGACCTTGCCCAGGAAGGACAGAGACGTCCGAACGGCTGGCACGATGTAGGCCGTGGCCAGGTCGCCGCCGCTGGGGCTGATGATGAAGGGTAGGGCCGTGGCGAACCGGCCCCACAGATCAGCGTCAGGCCCGAGCGCTCCCGCCTCCAGGGGTGCTGGATCCCAGAAGCCCGAAGAGTCGACGGCCGACATCTTGAGTCCCGCCTTGATTCGTTTCCAGCCGTTCAGCCCGAAAACGGTCGAATCCAGACCGTCGGCTTCCATCTCCAGTGACGTCTCATTCGAAGTCGTCGTCAGCCGTAGAGGGCCTGCGATGATCTCGGGATCAAGCAGAACGAAGCTCATCCATGGACCTCCAATGTCCACTGGTAGGAAGGCAGCTCTCCGCTGCCGCCTGGCCAGAATTCGGGCAGGGCGTCGATCAGGCGGGACGTACTGCAAGACCCGCCGTAGGTCCGATCCTGATAGAGGATCGTTATGAGGCTTGAGTGGCCGGCACCTGAGATCCACGCATCGGACAGGTCGACGGCCGCCTGGTCGTGAGTCCTCGGCAAAATGGCGTGGATTGGAATGCGCATTACATCGACACCACGACCGAAAGTCTTGTCATACTCCATCTCGGGCATGCCGATGAGAAGGCATGGTGGCGTTAGCTGGTCAGGAGATGTGATCACCTGGACTTCACCGCCCAGGCCGGCCTCCAGCCGTGATCTGATCCCAGCCCTGACCGCCCCAACGTCGAGCGCCATCAGCCGAGCACCCGCCGCTTGGACGCCCTGACAAGAGCCAAGAAATCTGGGTCGATCCGGGCCATGGTCGCCGCCCCGAAGTCGCCCACCAGCACCCCTTCGGGGGTGTCGGGTCGTTTGAAGAGTCGTACCGCCTCGATGCGGCAGGCTTGATTGATGTTCGGGGGGTAGGCCGCCCCGTCGAAGGTTGCCGTCACCCGAACGTACTCCATCCACGTCCCGCCGCTCAGCCGCTTGAGTCGACCCACCGGCCCCGACGGATTCGGGACCCAGGACGTGACCGTGCTCCAAGTGTCCAGGTCGTTGGACTCCTCGACCAGGGTCACGGTCTCGCATTCATCGATCCAGACATAGGGGGAGAGTATTGGAGGCGTAAAGGTCCTGGCCTCGACGGCAGCGGCACTCCACTTGCGATGGGTTATGTGGTCGATCAGTCGAGAGGCCGCCTCGATACAGCGCTCTAGACGCTCATCGTCCTTAGTGGTGGTCAGCCGGAGATCGGCCTTCACCTCAGGCAGTGTGGCGTACCCCTCGACGATCGCCATGGGGATTACTTGCTTTCCGCCGACTCGCCCTGAGGGTCGTCGGCGTATTCGGCCTTGATGGCTCTTTCCACCTTGGCCAGCTCCTTCTTGCGCTCAGCTTCGTCCTGGATTCGTAGGGCGGCGTTGTGGGCTGCCGCCAGCTCACCCCTGCGGATCCTGGTCTCATCGATGAGCGTGCTTGCATCTACCATCTCGGGCATTTGCTGGGTTCCTTCCGTTGTCTTGACAGTGGAGTCTGAGACGTTCCTTAGAACGTCGGCGGCACCAGGCCGGTACCGCTGATGTAGGCCACCGACTTGGGATAGCGGGCGGCCGTGAAGGCGGCATTGCCATAGACGGCCAGCTGGATCGACTGCGGTCCAACGGGCTGCTCCAGAGTGAACTCCCGAACCGTGCCGGGCTGCTCCCAGAGAAACTGATCGCCACGGCGCATGACCACGATTTCGTCTTCATTCGTACCAGCACCGAGATTCGTCCGAAGGTTCGGGTCAGTCACCACCGGTAGACCGAGAATAGAACCGACGGTCTGCTGAACCAGGTCAGCCGAGCCCTGACCAAACACGTTGGTTTGGCCGCTCTCGACCGTCACCAACGGGCGGCCGTTGCCGTCCACGGCAATTGTCAGGGCGCCCCAGCGTCGGGGGTGCATCACGATCACATCGGGCGGCAGGAGCCGCTGAGTGTTGATCTGCTGAATGGCATTGGCCAGGGCGTTGATGAGGCCGATTCCAGTGGTGGCCGTAATGGTCACCGTGAGAATGCTGGCAGTGTTGATCGCCCCGAGAGCGTTACCGCTAGCCCCCGAACCGTAAAGGGCCTGCTGGTCGATGTAGCGGGCTGCATCGGCGGCCAGGTCCTGGAAAACGATTCGGTCGATGTTGACCGCTCCACGTTCCAGCGACTGGCGAGAGATGACACCTCGACCCTGGAAACTGATCACCGGTACCGAAAGGTCCGTGACTCCGACATCGGTCGTACTCGGTGCCGTGTTCTGCGTGGCCTGGGTGGAGACCGTCGTTCCTGCCGTGGCTCGGGGGATGGTCATGGTCATGCCGACGGGCGGCAGGCTCATACCGTTGCAGAGGTTGGCGAAGGGCCGGCCCGCCCGAAGATTCGGGGTGAACTCGTTCACCAGATAGTTGGGGGGAACCAGGCCGGCATAGCTGGTCGTGGTCGTGTCACGTTCGTGGAGTACTTCCATCTCCTTGGCGTGACGGGCCAACCGCTCAGCAGCGGCCACTGGATCGACACCGCCCAGGCCAGCGATCAGGCCACGGGTGACCACACTGTCGACCACCCAGCTATGCTCGCCGCTCGCATGGTAGACGGTCGGTTCTGAGCCCACCTTGACGTCCGGGCCGCCTGCCCGCTCTTCGACGATCTCGGCGGCACCCTTGATGGTTGTGGCGATGGCGGCGGCTGCCGCCTCTCGATCCTCTCGGGCGGTCATGGACGTGATTCGTTCGTCCAGTTCTGTCGCCTTGGCATCGATGTCGGCCATGTTCTTGGCTTCGGCCTCGGTCAGCTGATCGCTGCCATCCTCCAACTTGGCTCGCTCTTCCACCGTTTTGACCATGTTGGCCAGCTCGGTGCTGAGGTCTTCACGCTGGCTGACCAGGCGCTTGAGTAGTTCACTGGGCATGGGCTATCCCCGTTCCTTCGTTCGTGTTTCGGATTGGACGTTCAACGGGGTGCCTGCCGGATGCAGGGGTGCCGCCTCGGCCCAGGGGTGCCCGCCGCAACGGGGGTGCCAGTGCTCTGCTCTTCTCAGGTTAACACGACCACGACTCGCCACCGAGCGTGACCGTTCGCTTCGCTCACAGTGGCCTTTATGTCAGGCGCTGAGCCAGGGCTTTGAGGTCGGCCAAGGCCGGCCCATCGTTGTCTCTCACGGCCAGGATCTTGGCTTGCTCTCCGAAATTGCCCGAAGGGACCAAGGCTATATGGTCGAGCCGAGCCGCCATCCTGCGAAGGACCCTGACACCATCCCTGTCGGCCCGATCGGTCCTCAGCTCAACGAAACCGATGGACACCTCATCGAGCACGCCATCGTTGACCAGCGCCAGGGCCTCACCGGCCATTCTGCTGGATGCGACCCGAGCACGGACCCAGAGACCGGTATCCCGAGACTCCATCTCACGAAGACCGCCGATGAGTGAATCGGTAATCAGCTGGCCTGGCCTGGGATGACCCAGGGTCAGCTTGAGCCGGTTGGCGGCGCGGAGCTGAGCATCGAAGGCGTGACGGTCGAACACTTCCACGGTGTCAGGCCCTACGACCGCTTCGACGTCCCAAGGGACGGCCTGCATCTCGATGGTTCGGCCATCGTCATCAGCATCAACCTTCGCCCGCTCCAGGGTGTAGTTCCTGATCAGGACATTACTCATCGTTCCGTGACTCCTTCGGGTGTCGGCTCGATCTGTTCTTGTGTCGGTATCGGGTCTCTGCCTTCGGCCTTGCGGACCTCATCGACCGTCAGGAATTTGCTGGCCAGGCCGACGGCATAATCGTCGTAGCGTTGGCTCTGCTGGCCCCGCAATAATTCGTTGGGCTGGAATCGGACGGTGGTAGGTCGGCTCATCTGCTCGCTGAATGCCGCCTCGATCGATGTCATCCAGGGCTGACATGTGAACCGGATCAGATGGTCGGCACGGTCGACGATATTGGCATAGGTCATGCTCTCGGCAGGGACTCCAAGCCAGTCGCCGTCGAGATCCAGTATGTCGGCCACCTCTCGACGGCTAAGTGTCGCCGCCTGGGCGATCTGGGCCTCCTCAGCGTTCGGGGCAACAACGGCCTTCCAGGTCGTGCCAGCGGGCAGAACGTTGGGCTCGTTGCGTCGGGTCTTGCTGATCCACTTGAGCCTGAGATCGTCGGCCTCGGCCTCGGTAATGTCGGGGTCCTCGACCTCCAGCACGCCAGCAGGGTAGATCCCCTTGTCATAGAAATAGGTTGCGGCATCGGAGACGGCCACGCCAGTCGAGATAGCCCGTGCGCTGGTTTCGAGCGTCCCCCAGCCCAGGATCTCACCAGCTGGCGCCCCCGTTCTAATGTGCATTACATCGGAGCTGCCGTAGATCTCGCTGCCTATCCGATAGAACAGGCCCTGCGGGGCGAGAGAGACCCAGACGTCTCTCGGGTGAATTGGGATGATCCCCTGGGCTCGACCCAGGGTGTCGAACTGAGTCAAGATGGCGAAGTAATTACCGTAATCGATCAGCGTTTCGATCATGGTCTCGATGGCCGGCTGCCGGTCCATCCATGGCACGGGGCGATCCAGCAGGGGAGCCGTTGACTCAAGGAGCTTGCCGCCACGTTCCAAGGCCAAGGGCATTTGACCGACGGTCCTGGCGATCAGTCGTTGCCCTCTCCGGTATGCCGACACACCCCGAGCAGAACGCTCATCGATCCTTGGAGCGACTGCCGCCGTCGCCCTCTCAACAGGCCTGGGCAGCGGGGCCGAGACTGGACCCTTGCGGCGCTCCAGAAGATTCGACCCTAGCATCAGCCTTCCACCCTTCGCTCAACGGCCAGAGCCGCCACCAATACCAGCGCCCCGTCGATGACCAACACCAGGCCCAGAGGGGCCAGGAATGCCACACCCGCCAGTATCGCCAGCAGGGCGGCCGTCTGTATGAGGTCGAGCACCATCATCGCCTACAATACACGGGCCTTCTTAGGCTTGGGCGCTGGCGGCTCGACCATCGTCCCGTAGTAGGCCAGACTGGCCGCCACAAGAGGGCAGATGTCCACGGTCGATGCCGTCCTGCTCCACGTCCACGTATCACCCATCCGCCTCTTGCGAGCACCAGCAAGCGCCCTGCTCATCGAACCCTGCCCAAGATGCCGCAACGTCGAATTGCGGATGGCGTCAGCGAACAGGGCAGCGGCACCGCCACCCAATGGGTGGGTCTTGATCTCGACGCCCTTGGCCTCCAAGGGTCCGATCAGGGCGGCAGCTGGCGTGCTGGTCTGGATCCAGAACGGAATACCGTGCCTCTTCCAAAGGTCGACCACCCGAGCCTCTACCCATTCACTCCCAGGCAGATGCTCAACAACCTCGACGTGAGCCAGGCCGTCGATCCTGAGACCACCAACCGTGATGGCCGTATTGTCCCGCTCGGGCGTCATGTCGAGACCGAAGGCCAGCGGGCTGATGATCTCCGAATCACCGTCAATCAAGCCGGCCCAGTGTTCCAGGCTCGACTTGGTGATCCCGTCAGGCTCATCAGGGATGCCCAGCCGCTCCCGCCCAAAATCCTGGGGCGAAAGAGAAGCCAGCTCCACCTCGATGAAACGCTCAGTGATCCGATAACCCAGCCCAGGATTGGCTTGAGCCCAGCCGTTCCGGTCGTCATGAGGCCTGTCGGCCTCCACCGCCCACTCGATCATTGTCAAACTGGCTCGGTCCGAAGGCACGGCGCTGAGAGCCCTCTCCCTGAGCTGATGCAGTTGCTCGGAATCGTTGAGGGGGGCACTGGATGCATACCAAACCTGTGGGTTCGGCCTGGCACTCAAGGTGGGCAGGATGGCGGCCATTGTGAACGCCTGAATGGAGAAGGCTTCGTCCATGACCACCAGGTCAGCCGAGAAACCTCGGCCGCTGGATCGAGACCGGGCAATGAAGTGGATTCGACAGCCACGGGGCAGGACCAGACCATCAGCAAACTCGGTGCCCGCCGCCCACTCGATGCCCGTCTCCGTGCCCGAGCGTCGATACTTGGGTTCCGGGTCACACTGACCCAGTGGCCCATACTTGACCAGCTCCACCGTCAGGTCATAGGTCTCCAGGGCGGTCTTGAATTCGTGGGCCGAGTAGATCACCTTACGAAGGCCGAGCCTCGGGGCCGACGACACGAGGGCCGCCATGATGCCACTCTTGCCGTTCTGGCGGGCCACCAGGAGCAAGACCTCCAGGGCGGCATACAGGCCGGCCGGCCCAAGCCTCATGCCCTCCATGAGGACCAGGCGCTGCCACGGGTCCAGGGTCAGGCCGGCCTCATCGGCGTGCCCGATCACCGTCAAACCGTTGGACGTGGTGCCGTCGAGCGACCCAGATACACCCGACGGCACCACGAGCTTGGACGGCGTCTGGACGCCGAAGAGCTTGGTCACCAGACCCTACTTCTGGGCTCCTGGGTTCGGCGGCCAGCCCGAGCGTTACAACTGCGATGCTCAGCCAGCAACGGGCTTGACGGGTCACCATCCCTGACGTGGCCGGCCTGCCACGGATCACCGTCGATGGCCGGCAGGCCGCAACGCCAGCACGTTGTCTCGGGCTCGGCATTGGCCATGGCCCGAACGGCACTGGCCCGACGGGCGTAGTTGCCTCGGTAGTGGCGACGACTATGAGCGGGCATTACTGGCACTCGTATCAGGAGCATGTAAACCGACCCACTGGTCGGCCAACGGCCGCCAACCAAACCAGACGGCCAGGCCGCTAGCCCTGTCGATCTCATCCAGCTCCGCCGCCGCCTCGACCCAGACCGCCCTAGGAACCGTCGGCCGACGAGAAATTCTAGCGGCCATAAATAGCCGCCCCAGAAACTTGAGAATTAACCCAAATAGGCCGAACGATAATTTCGGCAATTCGGCAAATGGATCGGGCGGCGGCGATTCGGAGAGAGAAAATGAC